TACCCTTCGACCTCCACAATGTAATGACCGCACCAATACAGGTCATCCGGCTCCGCTACTTTTGCTTCCATGTTAAACACCGTGGAGTACTCTGACACAGCGTACCCACTGTCTTCTAACTCGAACAAAACCAACAAAATGTCGTCGCCCGATACTATAAGATTCGCCAAGTTGTCCGGTTCGACCTTATAGCATTCAACGGTTACAGCAGCGACTATAACCGAGTTCATCGAAATGGTGGCGAACAATCCCGAAATCACCTGAAATAGATACGACACGACTATACCGGTGTCAAGAGCCATAGCATCCTTACGCTCGAACGTAAGACCCCACAAACGCCACAATTCGTCAGGCATGCCCAACAGCCGCAACACGGCCATATACACGCTCAAATTACGTCTAACTTGACTCTTGTCACACTGCGATATGTCTATATCGATTTTTCGACAATCGTGCAACCTACGCCCCTTGGTTGCATTCCACAGCTGTTCCACAGCTGCCTTATCCCGACGCAAATTCACGGCCACGCCCGGTCTCAACAAAGCATCCATCAAATCATGCACTTCCCCCAAAATGGAGGAAAACAAAGCGTTGGTCGACTTGCTTGCCTGATAAATGATTGTCTGACACGGACTGTGCTCGTACATCACCGTTTGCTCCAACTTAGGCTTAGGCTGGCGCTTGAAATGAGCCCGATACTCATCCATAACGATCCGATGTAAGCCGAATTCTTCCTTCTCGCACTGCGCGACTTTCGAAGGTGTCATTTTCCCGACCACCTTTCTCACCGCGTCCTTGCGAGGTTGCCACAACCCATTTTCAACCCACTTCGCCACAATCTTCTTCCAATCCTTTCTGAACAGAGTCCGGGCGAATCGTTCGGCGGTCCTCTCTGCAATTTCCATCCTAACGCCGGGCTCAGCATACTCAGGCGCACTACCTATACGTTTTTCTATAGCCATAGCCATTTCGGCAGTAGTCGACGGCCGCGGTCCCGACAAACCGCTACGCAATACCGATTGACGAACGGTGACCGCCCTCGGCGGCTGCTCGACAGTCTTCATCTTCAACCCAGCCGTTTCTATATGATACGACCGATCACCGCCGGCTACCAAATATGGTCGCAAACCGTAATCGACCGTCGCGACGCCCGGAAAATTCGCATCGAAATCCTCCTGCATTCCGGTATACGGGTCGTCACAAAGATTCGCCGGAGTCAATTGCGGTTGAGGCACAGTCTTCAACTCTTCCACCACTTCCCGCTTTGACGCAACGGTGCTCGCGTCATAAGCCACGCTCAACATACCAACGACACGTTCCCTGTCCTCACCCAGTTGAGTCACAACGGGCTTGCGCACGACTTCGACCACATGTTCAACCGTCTTCTCCGAATCATTCGCGGCCATACGGCCGTTACTCTTTCTTTCGCCTCCACACTCTTCAGCGTTTTCCCCCTTAGATCGCGTGGAATACCACGCCCAGATTTGTCGCAAGCATCTACCGCGTCGATTCATTGTCTCCGAAACATCTTCGAATAACACCCCAGTTGAACCATATGAGCTGCAGCCGCGCACCTCCGGGTCCCAAGCCCATTGCATGGCGAGCATGGGATCCTCAACAGATATCTGCACGTCCCAAGTGGTGTCCATACGCTTGCTCCAAAGCAACTCTGAAGGCAGCAACACGGCTTTCGCAAAGGAAATCCCGCGTTCTTGCATCGTGTTAAACACGCCCCTGGTGAAAGCTTCTCTGGCCGTGAAACATTCTTCTTCGTACGCGTCAGACAGCGCCGTCGACTCCACTCGCATGGCGACCCTTGCGAAAATAGCCCTTCTCCTACAAGCGCGGGCTACATATTCGCTAACGTCGGCGTCGAGGCCATCCATGTACCTGATAAAACCACCCACCTGTACGTCTTGATCGCTGTAATCCGCCACAGCTTGTCTGGCCGCTTTCATGGTTATCTCCTGTTCCGAGCTGGCGACCAAACGCGCCACCGTTTTTTCCACCAGCGCCTTCGGAGCCCAGAGACAGAATCTGACCGGCCCTTTATCAGGTGAACCAGTCACATGTGACAGAAAGGACAGATACACCCTCTCCTCCTTCTTATCGGTGCCGGTCCACAAGGGTAAAATGCCTTCCTCCTTAGGTATCCCTCCACCTTTCACTCTGGTTATCAACCAGGTGACGATACATGAATCCGCCCCATGCAACTCGACCACATAATCGTCGCCGTCGTATTCATACACCCTATTACGAATAATGGATAACAAATCCATCATTCTATAAGTATAGAATACGGATCCATCGTCGACCGCGACCACGGTGCAAGTACCTTCTTCCTTGTCCACATAAAACTTGAAACGTCCACCCATCATCGAACCGCTTTCTTCCGTCAGCATTTCGCTACAGAAAAAGAACCACCCTTTCGCTCTCTGGCCCTGATGTTTATTAACTTCGACTACGACCTGAGCAATGCTAGGTTGCACCGCTTCCGGGGGAAACACAACCGTTTCCACCTCATGCCTACACTTCCTTCCGTCCAAACAAACGTTCAAGCCCCCGACTGTCAATTGTTCGGCCAAGGTGATAGCCTCGAACTTAATTTCCTCAGAACGGGAATTTTGACTGCGCAGTACACAACTGTTCTCTTCAGCGTAACGAACCCAGTCGATGGCCTTCGAACCATAACGACAGACATGCATCCAAGCCGCACGCTTGAACATCACCTGTCGCAAATCACCCTCGATAACGCTGACTTCTTCACCTTGCCAACGCTTCATATCTAGCATTCTTTTCATCATGCATCTAATTACAACTTCCTTCAGCACGCTACCAACGGCATTACCGTTGACTCC